CATTAAAATACTAAATAAGTTTGGCGCTAAGTATGGTCAAAAAGTAGAGATGATAGAGGTCTTACAAGGCGATGATATTGTAGAAGTGCCTAGTATAAACTTAACTGAAGAATGGAAGAATGATATTCAACGAGGACTACCACAATTTAATAAAGGTGGTAAAGTACTAAAGAAACTAAAAAGGAACTGTGCATAAATGAAAGACGATTTTAAATATTTTAAACTCTCAGACTTTGATTGCCAAGAAACAGGCGAGAACAAAATGGACGAGGACTTTATACAAAAACTAGACCACTTGCGAGAGGTGTGTGGCTTTCCGTTCCATATAACTAGCGGCTACAGGAGTCCCAACCACAGCATAGAAAAAGCAAAAAAAATTGGAGGCACACATACCCGTGGGATTGCCGCCGACATCTATGTCAATGGTGGACGACAGCGTATGCAAATAGTTAGACATGCCTGTGCAATGGGCTTTGTAGGCATTGGAGTTGCAAAGGCTTTTGTGCATGTAGATATGCGAGATGATTTTAAACCAGTACTTTGGTGCTATTAATTTTAAACACTAGGAGATATGAACATGTCAGATAAAGGAATCGTCATTCCAACTTGGGCTATACCATTGGTGGTATCGTTGTTTGTGGGTGCAATTAGCTATGGTGCGGCACAGGCCAATGCAGAAACAACTACTAAAGAAGTCAAGCGCATTGAAGTCATAGTTAAAGAGACTGCTAAGAAGGCCGCTGAAAACGGACAAGCACAAGCTGTAACAGAAACTAAGGTTGACGCTATTGTTGAATCATTGGCCCGTCAAGAAAAAATACAAGAAAAAACTAACGATCAAATCTCTGCGTTAGTAGCGGCTTTACTAGCTAAACAATAATGAAGATGGTGTTTGCTCTATTGTTTTTCGTAAGCGGCGAAGTAGTCGAGGAACAAACACAATATTATTTAAAGAAGTCACATTGTATTTATATGTGTCAAGAACTATCAAGACCTAGCAACAAGTACGAACCTGTTGACTGCAAGTGTCAGGTTCAGTGGGTCGATGTAAATAGTACGGTAATACGATGAAACAATTAGTGTTTGCATTAATGCTTGAAACACTTACTGCTGACGGTCTTGTAATAGAGACAGAAGAGTATGGTGTATGGGCAGATGTAAACAAATGCACATACTTTAGTAGAAGTATAAGCTTACAAGGAGTTGAAGGTACAGCAGGAATTACATTTAAAGAAGCATACCCTGTACCTGTAAGGGCTTATTGTAAACCTAAGTACGTAGACCCTCAAACAACGGAGATATTTGAATGATTTCAGGTCAAGATTGGTCGGACAGCGCAACATGGTGGGGTCTTGCATTGGCAATGATTCTTTTAGGGTTGTGTATTTATGCAGTAATTATTAGGTGAAATTATGTTAGAACAATTAATAGGGCCAGTGTCAGGACTCTTGGACAAGTTCATTGAAGACAAGGACAAGAAGGCGGCACTAGCACACGAGATAAGTACGATGGCAGAGCGACACGCTCAAGAGCTTGCCAAGGGTCAGTTAGAAGTTAACAAAACTGAGGCGGCGCACAGGAGCTTGTTTGTTTCTGGGTGGCGGCCCGCTGTTGGATGGTGTTGTTGTATGGCCCTGCTGTATAACACAATTTTATCGCCAATACTGGGCATATGGTTTGTTGTGCCGGAGGTTGATGCTTCATTACTAACACCTGTCTTAATGGGCATGTTAGGTTTAGGAGCTATGCGTACAGTAGAGAAAACAAAATCAGTAGCGAGGAATAGTTAATGCCTGCAAAAAAGAAATCAACAGTCAACAAGGCGGGTAATTATACCAAGCCTACAATGCGTAAGAACTTATTTAACAAAATTAAAGCAGGTTCTAAGGGCGGCAAAGCAGGGCAGTGGAGCGCACGAAAGGCTCAGATGCTTGCCAAACAATACAAAGCTAAAGGAGGCGGGTATAAATGAAAGTTAAAGCACCTAAAGGCCATCACTGGATGAAGCAGAAAGATGGTACAATGAATCTAATGAAGCACACTGGCAAGTTTGTTAAGCACAAGGGCGCTTCACTTGAGGCTAATTTTAAAGTACAAAAGGTTCATAAGAAATAATGGCACTTAAAAAATCTCAAAAGTCTTTAAAGAAATGGACAAAGCAAAAGTGGACTACTGCATCTGGAAAACCTAGCAGTAAAACTGGCGAAGTCTATGCGCCTAAAAAGACTATACAAAAACTTAAATCAACTGCGGCAGGTAGAAAGAAACTTGCGGCGGCTAATAAAAAGAAAAGAGAAGCTACAGCCAAAGGAAAACAACACGCTAAGCATGGCCTTCATAAAGGAAAGAAACGATGAGAGAAGACTACAAGAAAGGCGGTAAAGCTAAAAAGAAAAGAGACCCAAGACTAGAGAGGGCAGGAGTTAGTGGATTCAATAAACCGAAACGTACCCCCAAGCATCCAAAGAAAAGCCATGTTGTCGTGGCGAAAGAAGGTGACAAAATCAAGACGATTAGGTTTGGAGAACAGGGGGCAAGCACCGCAGGAAAACCCAAGGCGGGTGAATCTGACCGTATGAAAAAGAAACGAGCCTCTTTCAAAGCTCGTCATAGAAAAAATATAGCTAAAGGCAAAATGTCTGCGGCTTATTGGGCTAACAGAGAAAAGTGGTAGGCTATGAAGAGGATGTGGACACTGTGGGCTTTAAGCCTAGGCGAAACAGTGGATAACACATCTTCTGATGCCCATACTGTAGCTGTAATAAAGACAGTACTGGTTGTTATTAATTTGTTTTGTTGTTTTTGTATTATATACAATACGTTTGTAGCTTAATTTACAACATGATTAAGCGCACTTAACTCTGACTCCAAAAACTCGTGTATCTTTTCTAGCTTAGGCTTAGTCAGCAAAACTATTTTACGCATGAGTTCTAGTTCATCATCTTTAAAAGCTTTATGCAAATCCTTTTCGGGTATGCCGCTCATTTCTGTAACGACATGCCCGTCAGAATTTATCAATATCTTGAATCCTAAGACATTAGCTTCTTTAGATTTCACAAGCACCACCTACACAAGCCAACTCCTGTGAGCCTGTAGTATTGTCCTCCTGTTCAAAGTCTCCTAAGTCTTCCCAATCAACGCCCTTTGGCATAGAAGCTAATAGCTCTTTATATTTATCGGCATCTATGTCCTCATAAGGAGCTTGCTGATATACATGATCACTGTATGGAAGTAAGCTAATTCCGCTACACAAATCAAAGTTCTCCCAAATCCACTGTGCTACCTGAAGAAACTCATCGTCTGTGTAATAGACTGTGATACTTGGTTTGTGTTCACACCAATGGTTCTGATATGTTTTCCACAAAGCTAATTGTTGCATAGCTCCAACTTGTTTAACTGTTGTACTAGTCTTAGGAGACTTCACAGGAAAACTAAACACAACTGAAGACGGCGACATAACGTCTTGCTCTACTGGGAATCCTGCTTGCTCCATAAAGACTGCAAGTGGGTCTTTCTTATCTGAACGTACTCGTCTAATGTAGTGCTTAGAAAAACGAGGATGAATACCAGAGGCACTATCAACAAGCTGAGATACAGTACCGCTTGGCTTAACACAAGTAATAGCCACAGACTGATTGATTCCAAGCTTCTCAGCCCACTTCTTATTGGTTTTAATAGCGACATTCTTTAGCTCCTCTAGCCACTGTGCTGTCTTGTCTGAGGATACCCCCAAAGTAGGATGATCCATAATGCCTGTCATGCTTAAACCTAACAGTGCTTCTTCTTCTGTGTTGCGCTTCCAAACATTCCGCAAGTAACGGAAGTCTGTAAGGGTTGCTTGTAGTGTGCCTATAATAGCGGCTGTTTCGACTTTAGATTTAAGAGTCTTTAAAGTATCATCAGACCGTATAACTACCTCAGACAAGTTACAAAACTGATTACTGCGTAGTATTATCTCACTGCACGGGTTAGTACCAAAGTCTTGCTCAGAATCTCTACGACCATTAAGGCTTGCAACTTTCTGTGCCGCAACACGACTAAAGATACCACGCTCACCCGCTTTAGATTCATACATGGTCTGCATTTCATTTAAGAAAGCTTCAAAGTCAGGCTTCTCTGTATACGCTACGCTGTTGTTTGCTAGTCTTCTTTGTCCCTCGTTCTCCCACCACTGACCGTTCTTAGCTCTAGCCATGCGCTGATCAGTTAAATTAGATAGGCTTATGAGTGCTGAACGCCTAACGCCGCCTACAACTACAATGTCTGCAATCTTACACACAACATCGTGGCACTCTAAGGATGTTAGCTTACGCCCTGCGGCTTTAGAAAATACACCTACACAAAAGTTAAATAAATCTATGAGTGGTTCTGGCCCTGATGCACGACCACCAAATGTTTTAAGTCTTTCTCCTGCACCACGCACCTTACTCATGTCCCACTTAGGAATCTTACCTGCGTACAACAAACTAATTAGTTCTCTAAATGCAGAAGCCCAACCAATCTTACTGTCAGCAACAACAATCACAGTGTCTGTAGGGTGAAAACTCTCAGCAATCTCAGGCAGTTTGTTAATGAAGTTGCGCTCTACGCTAAACCCAACACCAGTACCACACATAAGCACATACATAAGCTCGTCAAAAGAACGAGGAGAATCTATATGCAAGTAACTACAGTTAAACCCTGCTACATTATCTTTGTCCAGTGCTTGGCCCGCTGTCATCATGCACCTCATACTAGGCATAACTTCTAGGCCATGTATTGCATCATATAGTTTTTTGCCTTCTTTAACTGTAATCTGTTCACGGTCTCTCCAGAACTGAACATAACGATAGACTGTTTCTTCCCACGTTTCTCTGCGAGTTTGTTCGGGTAGCCACCGTGCGTAGCGTGACTTGTGTATAAACTGTTGGTACTGATCCATTGTTATTCCTCTGTAAAATGTTTAATGTTTTTGTTTTCTTTACGCTTAGTTTCTTTTAGTTTAGAAGAACTCTGAATCTTTTTAAACTTCTTCTTTCTTAAAAAACTATCTCTTCTTTTATCTTTACGATTAACTTCTTCCATCTTTTTTCTCTAATAACTCTACTATTTTATTTAAATACCATATAGCTTTACGTGCATCCTGTACAGGCTTGTCTTTGTTAAACAACCTAGAGCCTGTATACTTTAACACATTGCCGTGGCAATAAACAATAGCACCTTCAACACCTAGTACATCTACAATGTAATCAATAGTTTCTATACTTCCGTGATTGTAATGCGGAGGATGGTCAACCGCCTCAGTAATAGCAGAGGAAGCTTTACTCCAACCTCTAGTAGCTCTGTCCCACTCTTCGGGTGTAGCATCATTAAGTCTAGCCATATCTTGTTTCATTTTTAAGTACTCTTCTATTTCGTTAGTCATCAAAAGTTTCTCTCTTCTTTACGTTGATCCAGTTGTCAGGTATGCTGTCTTCACTGAACCATCTAAAGTCATTAGCACTAGCCCACTCTCCGTGGCTTCTTTTAGTTCCGTCCTTACGCCTCTTAGCTTGAGGCATAGGAGCGTTAGGATTAGCAAATAAAAATACTAGTTCTTTATCTTCAGGCAATACTTTTTTTATCCAAATGTATTTACTGTACTCTGCGTAGTCCCAAAATCTACCTTTAGCTTCAAGTAATATTGTCTTGCCCTCAAGGGTTCTAATAAAATCTGGTTCATAGTAATGCTCTACAACGTAGTTAATTTTATCTACATGAAAACTCCAACCATCTAGGATACCTGAGTGCAGTTCGTATTCCCAATTAGAATCATATCCTGTAACTACTTCTTTTTCAACAGGACGTTTAACTCTAGGTTTACGAAAACCCTTTTTAATTTTTTTACTCAATGTATTGTTGCCCCTTCTCTGAGAGAGATTTCAATTTCAATTAGCTCTTTAAGAATATACCATATTTCTAAAGTTATATTATCAACATGACCGCCTTCATTCATCATCCACTCACTTAAAGAATATATACAGTCTTGCAAAGTTAAGTCTTGTTGCTTATCCATTGGATATCCTTCAACGTAATATCAACAATGGCTGTCTGTGGAAACTTAGAAATGATAGTTTTTATTTTATTTCTAATCCACTTAGGATGATATGCATTTAAGTATATAGTTCTTTCGGCCATAAAGTGAGTTTGTGTAGGCATAAAATCTAAACAGTTTTTAGTAGTTATTTTACTGGCTTCTTTTTTAGACAACAAAGAAGAAAGCCACTCTACCATTATTAGTTTTGATTGCTTAGATATTTTTTTAGACTTTTTACGGTTCATAATAACTCTTCTACTTTAGGTTCAGATTCAACATGAGTAAGATAAGATAGGCTGTTAGCATACTTAAAGACTCTTAAACCTTTACCATTGTTAGAATCTTTATGACATTCAAACTTATACTTACACCAAGAACAGCCTTTAGGTAATTTAAGATTTCCTTTTTTACCATCAGGGATAGGATTATAACATAGCTCTGGGGGAGTGTCAACATTTAATGCGCTAATAGTATTATTTATTTTTGTATTAATATTAGGCTTATCTAAATCTTCAGGGCGGTGCATACATAACTCACCGCTTTCTTTATTGATAACTAAGAACCCACCGTTGTCTGTCCCCTCTGCCGCCTCATACCCTGCAAGTTGACCAAGGTATCCAAAGGGATCGTCCTGTGCTAAGCGGCCCTGCTCAAATTTCTTAAACGCAAAGTTAGATGCAGACTTAATATCTACAACTTCTCCTTCAATTTTACAATCCATGTGTCCTAGAATACCATCTACATCTACTTCTTTCTGTTCGTCAGTTACTTTGTATTTAGCCATACGTACAAGCATAAGTACTATTTCTTCAAGCACATGACCATAAAGAAATTTAATTTGAGTAGGCCCATTGACAGAACCATGGCCATCAGGATCACGTTTCTCATACCACAACTGCCGGATAGGTTTTCCTATATTAGACATACGCAAAGTAAAATCTTTGTTGCGCTCAGAAGGAGCCGCCCAAGACATCAAAGCTTCCTTAATACCTGACAATGTATTATCAATGTCTTCTTCTGTAAGCGGTAAGGGCGTACCATCTGACAAACCTTCAAGGTGTTTGTAGATGTCAGGCACTACATTATTAAGACTCATTGGGCATATCCTTTATAATAGTTTTAATTTTATTTAAAGAGAGCTTAAACCATTCTCCTCTGTTATCGCATCCCGTGTCTGTAAGTTTATCGTGTACTAATTTTTCTGTTTCTTTTCTATCAGCAAAAAACTCAGAGTATTCTAATTTAAAATCACGCCAAGGACTAGATGTTTGATAAGTTCTGCATCTGTCCTCTGCATCTACAGCCATGCCAACCTTGTACCAACCTTTCCATGCAGGGTTAGATACTACATAGATATGGCCTCGTTTTACTTTATCGTACTTGTTATAGACTGCCTGACCTATAGAGGCGGCTAATCTTTTAAGTTTATTTTTTCTATTCTTAATTGTATCACAAGCGTTGCAAATATAGTTACACTTTTTAAGATTAGAAGCGTAAAAGTTTTCTTCTGTTAAGGGAACATTGCAATGATTACAGGTTTTATTGTCTTTCATAATAGTCTATAGCCTCTATTATTTTGTAATCATTATCGTCTTTAAAAGTTCCAAGCTTCAAAGGGACTACTTCTCTGTCTCCAAGGTGCATTGATATTCGTCCTGAGACTAAGTATAGACACTCTACTAAAACAATTTCATTGTGTTGTATTGCTCGTATAGCAACCATAGGTGATTTTCCTTTAGGTAGCCTGAAAAGTCCACCAGTAGAAGTATTATACCTAAGATGAACATAGTTTTTAAGTTCTATTAATCTTGGTTCAGTGTGTTTCACTCCAGTTCTCCCCGACTTTGTAGTCTCCATCTAATGGACAGTTAAGTTTAAGAATACACCCTGCTTCTTTAATAGCCCGTACTCCTGCTTCGCCTACTGCTTCGGCATGATCAGCGTGACACTCAATCTGCCATTCATCGTGTACATTAGCTACAAACTTAGCATCATATCCTAATTTATTTATCTTATCATTAAGTATTATTAAGGCTTGTTTCATTGCTATAGCTCCATCTCCTTGGAGTAAAGTGTTTAATGCTGAATGCTCAGAGCGTACAGTAAGTCTACGGCCATCTAATGCTTTGACGAATCCGCTTTTAGCTTCTCGCTGTACTCTTGACGTAAGAGATTTAAATGATGGGAGACCAGCAAAGAAGCGTTGTCTAAGTCCTTTACCGCTTTCTCTGCCTCGGCCAACCACTGACCCAAGCTTTGCATCTCCTGCTCCGTAGAGCAGTGCATAGATGAAAGTCTTAGCCTGATTTCTTGATTCAAGTCCCGCAAGTCTTTGATTAGCTGTGTGTATGTCGCCGTTGAGTATTTCATTTGTATATCCTTTATCGTTCATGTGATGTGCTAGCATTCTAAGTTCTAAACCAGAGGCATCAATACCTACTAGCTTGTGATCTTTTGGCACAGTCCAACAACTTCGGCACTCTTTACCGTAAGGTGCAGTAGAGCTTGGTATCTGTGCTGTGTTGGGGTGAGAGTGTGTCATTCTAGAAGTTACTGCTCCATTAGGATTAACATAACCATGAATCCTACCATCGTCTTTAACTTCTTTCATCCAAGAGTTTACTTGTGCTAGTCTCTTTTGTAACATTAGATACCTAGCAATCATAGCGGCTTGTGGAATATTCTTAACCCTGCTAAGAGTACCTTCATCCACAATTGGTTGGCCTGTAGGTGTCATCTTTTTAGGCTTCCATCCAAAAGCTATTAAGTATTCTCCAATTTGTTTACGTGAACCTAAGTTAAATTCTGTATAAGTTTTACGAATAACTGGATCATTGAACATTTCTATTTCAGCATACTCAGCATCAGTAAGCCTAACGCCATTACCATCTTGATCTACTGCTGTCTTAGCTATAGTTCCTGCTTTTGTATACTTAGGTTTTAAAACTTGAGTATGTACAGTTGGCTTAAATTCTTCTCTGACTTCAGCTTCTACATTACCTAAAGAATCACTAAGCTCTGCTATCAGTGACATACATGATCTCTGATTAATTAAAAAACCATTTACTCTTTGTTGATGTATAATTTTAGCAACTGAATGTTCGAGTCTTACGGACATTGGGCTAAACCCTTTAGACTCTAACCGCAGATGGTTATAAACTAAAACATTTAAACGAACATCATTAAGACAATACTCTAGCATCTCAGGAGTGTAGTGATCCCACGCGCTTTCTTCTTGCCCGTAGTCTCCTTTGCGAAAGTTAAGTCGATAACCCCAACTTTCTAAACCGTGTCCTCCTTCTCTAGTAGGATTAAACAAACGAGAAAGAACTAAAGTATCTACAAGTTTAATATTATATAGATCAACTCCTGCAATATCAAGCACTACAGGTAAGTCATAACCAATAATATTATGTCCAATAAG